CCCGGGCCGTCTTGCAAAATGGGCAACTGGCCGCGGTCGGCACGTTTTTTAACGGCCCCAATCGTCAAGCCTTGGCGGTTGGCGTACTCCTCCAGGCTTTCGCTGACGCGATTACCAAACGGGTAATCAAGCGGTAGCTGGCTCACATCACTGGGGATGCGGATAGGTTTGATTCGAGTTGTCATGATGAATCCTTCTTAGGGGGTTCAAACACAAGGAGTGGGTTGTTGCGGGGTGCTGCGCGAGTCGGCTTTTAACTTGCCGCCGGTGAGTACCTCGATCTGGTAGGCGCGGCCTTTGGGGATGGTGTTATCCCATTTGCTAACCGCTACATGGGAGATCCCAAGAGCCTTGGCTGTTGCCGTTACGGTGCCAAAGTGCTCTAAGACAGTACTTTTCTGCATTATTTCGCCCTCTTTTTTTGTTACCTAAGTGTCGGTTAGATTGAAAGGTAACTTATGGGTCGGGTTCAGATCAAGCTGTTTCGTTGCTTTAGTTACGTCACCGAGTGGTAACTTAGGTTTATGGAAACAATAAATGACCGTATTGCAGCACGCAGGCGTGCGCAGAAAATGAGCCAAGATGAGCTTGCAAGGCGCATCGGGATTACCCGTGTCTCAATTAGCAAGTGGGAATCTGGACTTAACCAGCCGAAAGGCCGCTATCTCAATGACTTGGCGGCAGCGCTGGGGGTAACCGTTGAGTGGCTCTTGACGGGGGAGGGGAGTGCTCCTGAATCATCAGGGGAGCCACGGATACCGGGTTATCACAACGTCGAACCAGCAGTGATTTATCAGGGTAAACGGATCCCGATTCTTAGCTATGTCCAAGCCGGCAACTGGCGCGAGATGTGCGAGCAGGCCACCACCTTCGATGGCAATGTCGAATATGTATCGGCAGGTGGCGAGATCGGCCCCTACGGCTTTGGCCTGTGGTTACGGGGTGATTCCATGTTGCCGCAGTTCAAGGAAGGGGATCTGATCATCGTTGACCCAGACGAGTCACCACAACCAGGGGATTACGTCGTGGCCAAGAACGGCAGCGACGAGGCCACATTCAAGAAATATCGGCCTCGCGGAATTGATGAGAACGGTCAAGAGGTGTTTGAGCTGGTTCCCCTCAACGATGATTACCCCACCATGCACTCCGACCGACAGCACATCCAGATCATTGGCGTGATGGTAGAACACAGATCATATAGAAAAAGACAAACAGGGCGCTAATGCGCCTTTTTTATTGGGATAGATAGATGACAGATTTTCAGATTAATATAGACTTTAATGTCTTGAACCATCTAGGAATGGGACTGTATTCAAACACGCCAGCAGTTCTGACGGAAATAATATCAAATGCATGGGATGCCGATGCTGAACTTGTATCGATAGAGTTAGATAAAGGTACTGGTACCGTTACTATAATTGATAATGGTAATGGTATGACAGAATCTGAAATTGTGAATAAATTTCTCAAGGTTGGTTATGCACGGAGAGATAGTGGCAGTGCAAAAAGTGATGTAAAGAAAAGACAGGTTATGGGTCGCAAGGGGATTGGCAAACTTGCAATGTTTTCACTTGCCAATATAATTCAAGTTCACACCAAAAAAAATAATGTATGTAATGCCTTCGAAATTGATGTTAGCTTATTAAAACGATGCATAAAGGACGGGACGCAATATACTGCGAAACGTATTCAATCTGATTTTGATGGAGCGAATGGAACAAAAATTGTTCTTTCAAGTTTGACAAAATCTATCAATCGCACAGAGAGCTACCTTAGAAAAAGGCTCGCAAGACGCTTTAGTGTGATTGGTGCTGGTGATGCATTTGATGTTGTCCTCAATAGTAAGCCGATTACTATGGAGGATAGGGATTACCTTGGAAGCATTCAGTTCTTATGGGAGTTTGGTCAATCCAATCCAAAGCTAAATAATGCATGTAAAAATAAAATTAAATCGGAAGTTCTTAACAGCTTGGTCTCTTTTGATGGGAAACAATATAACGTCAGCGGATATATTGGTACGGTATCACTGCCTACACAACTAAAGACCGACACAGAGATATCCAACAATACAATTACGATTATGTCCAATGGGCGGATTTTTGAAGAAAATATTCTTTCCGCATTTGATAGTGCAAGAATTTTTACAAGCTATATTGTTGGCGAAATAGAAATGAATTTTCTTGATGATAATGAACTGCCAGATATGGCAACGTCATCAAGACAACAGCTTCAACAAAATGATCCTCGCTATGATGTTGTTAAAAAATTCGTACAGTCATCACTCAATATAATTGATAAGAAATGGGATGAGTGGAGAAGGGAAATCGGTTCCAAAGAAATTGAAAAAGAAGCTCCTGCATTAACTCAATGGTTATCAGAATTAAGGTCCGGTGAGGAAAAGGTTGCTAGGCGATTAATAGGTAAATTAAATACTTTTAGATTTCATGGTTCGGAAGATGAGCAACGCTCAACCAAAAAAGAAGTTCTAAAAAATACTCTTGTTGCCTTTGAAAAAGCCAGAATAGACAACAACTTAAATAAACTTGATGATATAGAAACCATCCAATCTCATGTATTTAGAGATATATTTGTCTCTATTGATGACATTGAAGCAAGTCTATTCTATGACATTACAGCGCAAAGAATAAAAGTAATAGAGCACTTCTCTAAGATTACTGATGAAAATGAACTTGAAAAAGCAGTTCAAGAGTATCTTTATAAGCATCTGTGGTTGCTCGATCCCTCTTGGGAGAGGGTGACTGGTGAAACCGTAATTGAACAAACTTTAACTAAAGAATTAAGGCAAATTGAACCTGATGCCGAAAAAGGTGCACGAATAGATATTGCGTATAAAACAATATCAGGCAAGCACATAATAATAGAAATGAAAAGACCAGCAGTTAGGACTGATATCATGACTCTTGTAGAGCAGGGAGAGAAATATGTTAGAGCTACAGAGCAATGGTACAAAAATAGTCCGCAAAGTTGTCCTGTATATGGAAATGTACCACCAATAGAAGTTATTTTCCTGCTCGGTAAAAATGAATTTCCCGGTAAAAGTGACAAGTTTATACAGGGACAACTCGAGTCTATAGGGGCAAAGATACTCACCTACACTGATTTGATAACACAATCAAAACAAGCTTATAGTGAGTATCTGCACGGACGTGAAAACATGTCTAGATTTAGGAAGTTAATTGAAGAGATTTAACATGCCTGATTATAGTCAGGCCAACAATCTCTCCAAGCCTTACTGGCACCGCATTACCAATCATCTTGGCAAGCGGTGCCAAATCATATTTCACATCTTGGGGCAGAAATTCGTAGTCTTCAGGGAAAGATTGTAGTAAAGCAGCTTCTCTAAGACTAATGCCTCGGTTCTGTTCTGGATGGCCAAAGCGGCCATTACCAAATCCAGTACACTGTGTTGTCATTGTTGGGCTTACTTTATCCCACTCCATTCTCCCATAAACCGCAATATAGGTTTTACCTGACTCTTTTTTATGACAATCAGCTCTGAGATGTTCAGGCCAATCAAGCCAAGTGCCGCCAGGTTTAGAGTGCTTAATACGAAGGTGATTGATATCAGATAACCCTGAGGCCTTATGTAAAGGGTCTTCTTTATGTTGTTCACCAGCCATTAATGGTGGCAGAGATGCAATGACATCTCTGACAGTAACATATGTTTCTGGTGTATGTGTGGGTTCAATCAACTTGATTGGTGCCAGCCTGGATGCGACAAGAACTAAACGCTTACGTGATTGCGCCATTCCATAGTCAGGACAAAAAACAACCTTGTAATCGATATGGTAATCATTTGCTTGAAGAGTCTTTATGAAAGCATGAAAAATATTTTTTGTGAGCATCCCTGGAACATTTTCCATTGTCACATAGTCAGGTTTCACCTGTTGAACTAACTCTCCAAAATGGCCGAGAAGCTCTGAGCGTTCATCATCTTGTGTATTTCTATTTCTGGAATATGAAGAAAATGGTTGGCATGGTGCACAACCAGCCAATAGAGATACCTCAGCTCCATCAAAATGAGCGGCAAGCTCGCTTGCGGTAAGTTCCGTTACACTCTTGTTGATAAATTTTGCGTTGTTGTTGTGCTCGTAGGCATGCCGACAAGTTTCAACGATGTCATAGCCAGCCACGACATCAATCCCGGTGCGAACTAGCCCATGTGTTAAGCCACCTGCGCCACAGAACAAATCAACAGCACGAATACTCAAGGTCAAAACTCCAAAACTGATCTTCAAACAGCGTGGGAGTATACCAGTCTTTTTCGATCTCATCGAGGAGCATGTTTAACCGCTCAGAATATGTTCATTTTTGAGGTTTGACTAGGTCCCAGCGACCTCCTGAGGTAGCTGACTGGGTTGTTTTTCGCTCTTTAGGTAACACGCTCTACGCACATGTATAAAGTGATCCTACTTAAACACTGTTAGCCTCCATCGAATGCTGTATAAAATAACAGTGTCCTAATGGAGGGCGAGAAGAGTGAGATTGCAGAGGTTGGGGACGATGACGAAGTGTGGGCCGGGGGGATGGGTGAGCGCCTTCCTATATAAGGAGGGACGATGAGCATCAAGTCCACTCCCGAGGGGTACCTGGTTGATATCCGTCCACAGGGGAGGGAAGGCAAGCGGATCCGCAAGCGCTTCAAGACCAAGTCTGAGGCTCAGCAGTTCGAGCGTTGGATGATCGCTACCGAACATAATAAAGAGTGGGTTGATCGCCCGGCAGATAACCGGCCGCTCTCTGAACTCATCGAGCTTTGGTGGCGTTACCACGGCCAAACCCTGAAAGCAGGGGAGGCGGTACGCAAGAAGCTCCACAATATAGATGCTGCTTTGCGCCATCCGCTGGCAAGGCAACTGACTCGGGCGCTGTTCTCCGAGTATCGGGCACAGCGACTGCACGCTGGCCGTCAGCCCAAGACGGTCAACCGTGAGCAAGAGATGCTGGGTGGGGTGTTCTCGGTACTCATTGATCTCGGCCATTACCACCATGAACATCCGCTCAAAGAAATGAAGAAGGTCAAACTGGTTGAGCGGTCGATGGGCTACCTGACCCAGGAAGAGATCAGCGAAGTCTTGGCCGCGTTATCGGGGGATAACCTGAAGGTGGTCAAACTCTGCCTGGCCACAGGGGCACGTTGGAGCTGTCTCTTATACACATCTGACGCTGCCGACGAGCGATCTAGTGTAGATCTCGG